CGGCATTGTTTCAACTCGTGGAGACCAGATGGCTAACCTATTACTCAATGGATATAAGATTGGTGTATCATCAAGAGGTGTAGGTTCTGTTGAACAGAAATTAGGACAATACATCGTAGGTGATGACTTTGAATTAATCTGTTGGGATGTAGTTAGCGACCCATCAACTCCAGGTGCTTACATCGGTTCTCAAGAAGAACTTGCACAGTATCTAGAGTCAGATACCACAAAAGAAGAAAAACCTAAACTCAATGAAAAAATAAACAGAATAAAGAGCATTCTTAACTCATAACAAAAAAAGCGAGACCGATTAAGTCTCGCTTTTTATTTTTACCACACACCACGATATAAGTCACCGTCTGATGGACTATCATTAATAGGATTCACATCATCCCTATACCAATCAGGGTCTTCCTCATATCCTTCTGGTTCATCATCATTCCAACCTAGTACGTTGCTGTCTTGGTTATAATGTGTTGGGTCAATGTCCTCTTCGCCTTGAGCACCCCAGTCATGTTGATTTCTGAATTCATTTTCAGCCTCATATCTATTAATCTGGTCTTCAAATGGCTCGTAGTTGTTTAATACATCGTCTTCGTCTTGACGCCAGTCGTTTCCCAATACACCTTCTCTCAATATCTTGCTAACTGACTTCTCTATTATTCTATGTAAGTCAGATTCTGTCAATCTTATAATTTTTTTCATATTACGATAGTTTTATAATAAATATCAAGATGGCTTACTTTCTTTTCTCAATAGTAAAATCATTTTCTTTAAAAAGATATACTAAATTATTAACAACTGTACTTATCCTTCCATTGAGTATATTCTTTAGGTCTTTAAGAGACTTTTTGTTGGCTTCGTTCTGTCTCAGATAAAAGTCGAATGATAGGAACTTCTTATCACCTATTCCAAAGTTATCTGTATTGATGTCAAAATCCAATATAAACTTCTTATCGAAATTAACACCATCCATGAGGAATAGTTTTATGTTCTTTCTCATTTCCTTTTCAATATTTGATATTACATTGTTATAATCCATTTTAATCTGTGGAGATACCCAACACCTTCCACTGACGTAAACCACTTGTGGGTTATCCTTGTTTACACTACCATATTTAACCACAATATGATTGCATACATCTAATTTATATTCCTTGTTCAAACGTTTCATTGTTATATTGATTAATACATTTAAAATATAACAAAAATTTTCGTAAAATCAATAGGCGGTATTAAATAAAAATGGGCGAATCGTTCTGATTCGCCCATATGTTCGATAAGTCCATTGGACTTGTTAGAAAGTGGTCAGAGATTAGAATTGGATTAGTAGCGGCTTAATAACCAATATCAGCCAAAACAAGTTTTATTTCATCATTCACTCTTTGGCTATTACGTGCATTGGGGTTAATCCACTCTACTCTTCCATCATCATACACGTATGCGACTGTTTCGCCATCATTGTCAGAATCACGATATAATTTCCAAGCATCTATTGCTGTAGCCCCTCTTTCTTCATCATAATAATCACTTCTTACTTCTGCATAGTCAGTGCTTTCTCTGAGTATTCTATTCACTGATTCCTTCACAATCTTATGAAGGTCTGATTCTGTTAATCTTATAAGTTTCTTATTCATATTCTATACGTATTTTCTAAATAAATATCATTTATTTTCGTTTTCTTCTCTAGGGTTAATCAAAATATGTTCTTCATCAATTGGTTCATCAATTGCCACCTCTGGCAGTGCGCTATCAATTGCTACCTCTGGGTCGTATCCAACCAACGTCACCTCAGATGTTTTTTCAATGTCATCCCTACTGATTCTAACCATTATATTATCACCATTAATGAATTTTATATCATTTTCCAAATTCATTAACTCACCATTCACCAACAGTTTAAAATCGAATACATTTTTTGTTTCTACTGATTCAAGAACCATATCTTTGTCTATTTCAAATTCAAGTTCTGTCACACAATCAAAATTCATTATAACCTTCATTATTTTGTTATAATATCTGTCAGGTTTCTTTTCGCAGCAATCGTCAGCGTCATCAGTTACCTCATATATCTCTGAAGGTTTTTCTGTTGGAATCATATCTGGAACTGGGCAATTCACATTATCATTCTTCAATGAATCAATTTTAAATTTCTGCTCTTCATCTGGTTTGAACGTCATAAATGTAACTTTATCTTCATCCCTTCTGTTTTTACCTCTGCGATGAACTATGCCGCTAGCATCTGAATCGCGCCAAGGAAGTAAAAACCTTGACGGAATTCTTTCTACCTTGTAGTCTTCTTTTCTTATGATATATCCCCTTACTTTGACTTTATATGTCTGCGAATAGTATTTACGGTCATCTATTGCATACTCAGAATTATCGGAAACGTCCTCAAGCGTCATTGACATTGGATGGTCATTAGGAGATATATAGCAATCAATTGCACTAAATTCATAATGCATAAGTTCGTTCATTTCATTTATTATCTCCATTTTGTTAGCAACAATGGAAATTGAATAAATGAAATTTACTTGAAACGGCTGTTTCATCGTGTATTTGTCATATGCCTCTGTTCCATTTTCTTGTAATACTGGAACATAAAACATTGCAAAATCCTTATGTCCAGGAATATTGAAATAGTTTCCTTGGCTTTCACCTTTCTGAGGGTTATTCTCTCGTGTAACAGTTTTGAAATTTATAATCGGGTTTCCAGTTTCGTCTTGTTTATCCCATTCTTGAATGTACTCACTAAGTCTTTGCGTGCTGTATAGTTTATATGTAGGAATCCTTTTTCCGTCATACGTTATCTGTATGTGTTCTTCTACCCACTTAAACATAGCATTGTCTATGTCAGAATATTCTATTGGTTTTGGGAATGGAGTCCCTTTTTCCAATATTATTTTTGACATATTACGTCTACGCTCAGTTCCAAATGCAGAATGTCTGAGTTTCAATTTATCCATATATGGTTTTGGCTGTATTAGCATAACTTATATTTTATCAATAAATAGTGTTAAAAACATTTAAAATATTTGGTCAAATGAATTATTTTTCGTATATTTGCATTTACTAAATATTATATCAATTAACATATGTGCAAGTTTTGTAAAGGAAATTCTACAATAGGTAGAGAAGGTCAAAAAGTGTTTATGAATGATTATGGACAGTTAGTATACCTAGGAAAGCATTCGATTTTTGGTGATGTCATTGGTGAAATAAAATATTGTCCTATGTGTGGCAAGAAAATAGAAAAGGCTGAGAAATAAATCTCAGCCATTTTGATTACCTTACCAACTTGTCGAGTCTATTAATTATATCCCCAAGCTGTTGAACGACAAACACGTTTTTAGTCAAGCCGTTTTTAAGCATTCTATCATAGACTTCGGAAAGTGTTTTCTTGCAGTTTCTCATTGCTTTCAAATCACCTTCTCCCCAATAAAAATTCTCATTAATCATACACTTACTTTTTAGATAATCATTTATTACTTCCGTTATAATATTTTTCATAACAATTAATCATCCATTAATATATCTCTTATTTCCAATAGTTTCGCAATATCTTTCACGATGTTGTTCTTATCAAATACCATTTCGTTAAGCTGGATGCTCAAACCTTTAAGTTCCTCATTGTTTGAATCTTCTTTAAGCATTGATGTGATGACTGTTAGGCAATCCTCTTTAAGTTTATTAAACAGTTTCTCTTTTCTCTGTTCTGCAATTGGGCTTCTAAAATCTGTAATTTGCTGCACAAATGACATTTCAGATTCATTAAGGTTTGTTTTCATCTTGTCCTCAAACTCATTTATCAAATCGTCAATATTCTTGCTTTCTTTAATCACATCGTTTTTATGATTCTCCATATATTGACAAACTGTATGATAACTTTCGATGAGTGGTATCATATTTGCAGTTGTTTTCTTATGTGTTAGAATAATATGACCTGATTCATATAGTTTTCTGCTTTCGTCATCAATGAAATCGCTAGGAATTATATTGTTTTCAAGCATCACTTTTCTCAGTTTTTTGTTTGACTCCCTAACTGTTTTCTGGTCTATTCCCTTAACAGAAATATCAGCCAATTTCTCTAACACTTCTTTTGCCTCAACAATATTTGCAGCGTTGCCCTTATATTGCGTTTTAATCGCATTGTAGAAGGCGAATTCGTTCTTTAGGTTACTATCCTCTTTTATTAATTTTACAACGTCTCTGACAGCCTTTTTGTTCGTCTTAAATAACGTAGGCAATTGCTGCTCAAATATGTGGTTTAAAATACCGAAATTATTAGTTTTCATTTCTGACAACAATTCATTCTCATGTTTATTATCTTCAATGGTTTCGTCTAACATACGTTTTGCTGTGTTATAAGCGCCAAAATCATTTCTTTTAAGTGCCTCATTCATTATTTCAATATAATTTGAAAACTCTTTTTGATATTTATTTTCTTTCATATTATTTTCTTTTATTGCATCTTTAGGTTCTTTTTCTTATAAATATCATTGTCAAATAAAAAGCGCGACATTAGCCACGCTCTTTATTAATCATTCACAACAAATTTATTTAAAGCTTTAATCATCTTATCAAATTCCTCATTAATCATTAACGATTCGCTGTCATAAACGTCTGCACGTTTATAAGCAGCTTCTTGAGGTTTAAGAGAGTGCTCGTTTAACATTTTCATATATTCATCAAAAACATTCTTCTGTTCATTAATCAATGGTTTCTTCCTATTGACTGCTTCCATTGGTGCGTTAGGGTCTGTACCCATATCTGCGGTTGGCATTGAACCTTCGGCTCCAGCAATGTCTCCACCACTGCCATCATCACCAGGTGCTCCTAAACCGTTGAGGTCTCCACCCATGTCACCTTCTCCACCCATAGGTGGTGGAGGGGCTGCGCCACCGCCTCCCATTCCTCCATCATTGCCCATGCCACCTTGACCTTGCTGGTCATCCATGTATTCGGCACCAGGTTCACCGTATATTCTATCAACTGTATCGAATATACCAGTCTTCTTGATGATTTGAGTTGTCTTTTCAAGTTCAGCAGCGATGCCCTTCTCAAGACGTATCTCTTCAAGGTTCTCCTTAATTTCTTTCTCTGACCATTTCATAATCTGTTTCAATGCACGAGTCTGAGACATAACTGGAAGACCATTACCTGGGTCACTAACCGCATCCCTAACTGCGTCAATCTTCTTCTGCATATTCTCAATCTCCAATCCTTCAGCTTGAGTTGATGGGTTATTCATTGATAATGTAAAGTTATTTAACTCGTCATTGAATCCCAATAGGAACAAGTGAATTGATGCAACCTTAGTCAATTCCATTAAAAATGCTTGCTGTATTCTGTTTACTGTTCTAGTAAAACGAATATCCATTAACGCTAGGTTTTTACCATCACCAGCAGCTTCCTCAAAGTTAAGGAATGACTTAGGTATTCTCAATGCTGTCAACACCTTATTCTGTACGAACTTGATGTCATCCAATGCAGTCATGTTCTGTGCAGCAGACAATGTATCAATTGGTGTTGGCGCATTCTCATCACGAACTGGTATGAAAATATCTTGGTCAACTGACAAAATGTTTTTACGAAGGTCAATCTGACCTGTCATTGGGTCAACAATTGGAGTTCTCTTAAACTCATTTGCAATTCTCTCAACATAAGCTTGTACGTCTGCATCATCAATAGCACCTACGAATATCTTATATACACGTCTTTCAATTGAACGTTCAAGACGATAAATAAGCATCATATCTTCCATAAGTGAAAGCATACGCCAGTGTCTACGTGCTGCATTAAGATAACTTACACCATAAGGTAAATACAATGAGTTTGTAAGAAGTCTGAAGTGAGCAATCTGCCAGTCACGGAAAGGAATCTGTGAGTTGTTATCATCAAGCCAAATGAACTGTGTGCTCATATCAGCATTATCCTTTGTTATTCCGTTAACGGCAATTGAAGCACCAGCTCCATAAGGATTCTGAATACCATTTTCAATTCTTTCCATATTGAACACTGGCATCTGTTTCCATCCTTTAACACCATTCTTATTATCAACATCCAATAGCATAAACTGATTACCATACTTACACATAGCACGGATAATCATCTGACCAGTTAACTGAATATTCAATCTATTCACAAACAAATCTTCAAGAATACTCTTGATTCTGTCTGACTTTGAATAAACATTGACAATCATACCCTTATCGTTTGTAATAGTACTTTCCTCAGATACAATGTCCAAGGCAGCACCAATCTCTGGAAAGGCATCCATTAAGTCTGCATCACGATACATAAGCTTGACATTGTTCAAACCAGCATATGCAGTAACAGACAAATTTACGTTTGCCTTAACCCACCTATCCTTCAAATATTTATTCTGTTGAAGCTCTAGCTTTTTGCTTAGATAATCCTCTTTATCAGAAGTTCTATAAATCACATCTTTACCCATGCCACTCATGTCATAGGTATTCACGTGAGGCATAACTGTATCTTGAGGATTCCAATTACCTGTTATGGCTTTGTCTAGAGCTTGAAACACAGTTCCACTTTTCTTAGCCATTTTTAATCTTTCTATAAAAAATAATTATTCAAATATAAATATCAAGATTAATCCATTTAGCGTGTTGTTCCAAACACCCACATACAGTTTCCATTAGGTATATTATCCAATTTGTTTATATTCTTACTGTTATAAAATGGTAAACCATTCTGAGGTGTAATTGGATTTCCGTAGTTAATTCTTGGTTTGTTCATATTGATGGCATTAGACATCATATATGCATTAAGAATAGATTTATCCTTGTTTACTGTATTTTGTATTCTGTTTAATGTAAACTGCATAACGAACAATCCCATTGCCAATGACGTAAGAGTATCATCGTGAGCACCGTCTTGGTGGTCAATTCTAGCATTTTCTCCCTTGAAAATCCAAGTCTCTAGCTCATTGATAACTCTAGCTGAACGAATCTTAAATTCATTGTTACGAACTAGACCAGCAAAATTAGCTAATACGGGATAACGGTTTCCTTGGAAATGGAAACCAGGTAACTTATCCGTGTATCCATCATAATTCTTAGTTGACCTTTGTACGGTATACGTTTTCTGGTTTGAATCTTCATAGTAAAGATTTTTATAGCCTAGCTGTAACATAGTCAATACAGCAGCATCACCTTGTCCACCAGTACAGTCAACAACCACAAATGCGTCATTATACAATGTAGCGTACTGTACGCATAAAGCACCGATGTCATCGCCAAGCTTTTTACCAACATATTCAGCAACTTGCTCTATAATTGGCATACCATTTTCATCCCTACCATCCATGTCTATTACCTCAATAGCCGTTCTATCGGCTGAAACGCCTCTAGATGGGTCGCAACTCAAAATATAACGGTGTCCATCAATAGGTTTTTTCCAAAACCAAGTCTCTTCAACCAATGGGTCAGCATAATCAGCAAGTGGCTCTCTTGTGTTAAGCTTCTCTTGCATTTCAATGTACTCAGGCGCAACAACGTTATCAGCAGAACCCATGAACGATACATCTAGCTCTTGGGCAATTTTCATTGAGTCATTGTTGAACTGCTTACACATTTCATCGTACCAAGGCGCTGTAGGTTTCCATCCAGAATGCTCCAATCTTGTCCACCTTTCCTCATCATATGGTATTCCACCTTCCTCGTCAATAATTGGGTCTTGGTCATACATCCATTCGCCAGTATCTTCGTTTTTCTTTTTCCAAACAAGATATTTGTTAAAACGAGGGTCTTGATACCAACGGAACTGAACAGCAATAAAGTTATTCTCTTTGCTAAGTGCTTGTCTATAAGTATTGTAGTACAATTCGTCTCTACCGTTAGGGGTGGATACCATAACTGTCTTAGAATTTGGATTAGATGCCATTGTAGCGGCAGCAGTGGTAAATGCAGCCACACCTTCCTCAATGAACGCAGCCTCGTCAAGAATTAATACTGATACAGCAGAGATACCACGAGAAGCGTTAGGGCCAGATGCACGTGCAATGACTCTACAGCCATTGAACAATTTTAATTCACCTTTTGCGTCTTTTAAGAAAATTGACTTAGTATTTTTTTCTGAATTAGGGTCTGGACTGAAGTAATCACTACCCCACATCCAACGAGGTACTTGCTCCAAGAAATCACGAATCTTGATGATAATTTCTTGTGCTTGTTCAAGTTTATTAGCGATACAAAGTACCGTCTCTGGGGCATCCTTCGATGCGAATACACATTGTCCAGTTACCCATGCACTAGATAAAGTTGTAATACCACACTGTCTAGGCTTAATCGCAACCACATTCCTATTCTCAGCGAGTGCTTTGAGGAAAGCCCTCTGCCTAGGGAAACAATGGAACTGGGTCTTCTTGCCCTTTGTCGCATTAAATGTACTGAGATAAGTCTCGATGAACTTTATT